AAAGTAATTTGCAAGTTCTTTTGTAGACATTGTAGTTAAGTTTTCAGTCTTAACATCCGATAAAATAAGTGAGTTATTCATAGAAACTCCTTGCGGTTTTAGGTGTAAACTTTCCAGGTATTACCTAAAATCGCTTGTTAAAAAAAAAGCCTCATATTCACGTTCACTCATTTCTGAGTGTTCCCACAACGTAAATACAAGGCTCAAAATCTTAATCGGTTCAAAACTGCGTGGGAAACTCACCTTTTAACCGACTATTTATTGAATTAACAATCCGTTTTATAATCATTCTATTTTGAATGATTATATATTATATATAATGCCATATAGCATTATTGTCAAGAGTTTTTTTTATGGAAATATCATTTTTTTGGCAAAATGTCAAAATTTTATTAAAAAATAATAATCTAACTCAAAAAAAACTTGCGGAAATATGTAATATTTCCTTCGGAACATTGCAAGGTTGGATTACAAAGTTAATAGTACCAGATGTTTTTTCATCAGTAAAAATTGCAAAAGCACTAAACACAACAGTAGAATTCCTAGTTACAGGCATTGAACCAGAAATAACTAAACAAGATATTATCAATTACCTTCAAAAATTGCCTTAATATAAATCTAGGTGTAGGAAATTCCTATACCTTTAATCTCTCAAACAGAAGATATTTTTTAATAAAAAAAGGCTAGTCATAAAAACTAGCCTTTAATCATATCAAGAACAAACCTAGAAATACTTTTATTATTTTCTTTTGCAAGTTGTTTTAGTTTTGTTATTTCTTCCGGCCTTCCGGAAATAGTTGTAGTAGAAAATATAGTTTTTCTACCTAGTTCCGTTCCTTTGTTAGGACTACCTTTCGGTCTGCCCCTTGTTTTTTTTTCTTGCATAATATATTACAACTCCTATTACTCCACCAATAAAAACATAAAAAAGTTTATCCAAGACAAACAAAATAACACTTGACATATTGCCCCCTTAACACAATAATAAAGGAAACAGTGAGAAGTTGCTGCAACAACCTCTCACCACTGATAAATTATTTCTTTCTTTTGTTTTTCTTTCTGTCTTTGTTATCTAGTTTTTTTGTTATCTTGTAAACAATAATACTACTAACAAGAACTAAAACAAAATCTAATAATTTATCAGCAAGATAAAGAAGAATATCCATTATCTTTACCTCCTGAGAGATTGTGTTCTTCAATCTCTCAATGATTCAATAATACCACTTTACAAATATTTTGTCAATTACAATTTATTATCTAAACCCAAACATTTTATTTGACAATTTTTTATAAAAGCGTTACTATAAGTATAGGCTGTGAATCGTCAAGGGCGTTAGCTTCCGGGCATGTACATGGAAGTCTCACAGATTTTTCTATTTTGCCTTCCCTATAACAATCAAACAGTTTTAATTCTCCGTATTTATTATAACTAGCTATAAAATAAATAGTACCTCTTGAATATCCTTTAAATTTTATCAAATTAGTTTTTCTTCTTCTTGAAGTACCTTCATAACGAATAATTGTATGTTTATTTTGTATTGTTCGTCTGAATAATAAAATATCTTCCGATGATATATTATGTTTTCTTAGATTTAACGAATGTCTTAATTCAGAACTTCCCATTGTTAAACTGTCTATATTTATCCCTAATTTTAGTTTAAGTTTGTTTGAAAAATGACTAGGTATATCACACAATTTAATATTTTCATCATAATTTGGATTAGTTATTGTATCGTGTATAAAAGTTCTTAATTCTTGTTTTGTTGCATTGTGTTCATGCCATCTAACAGATATTTCCCTATCATCCGCATAGTAATATCTCCATTTTCCATTTATGAGTTTTTTATATTTGTATTTCACTCCAAAAGATTTTAAAAGCTCTACATAAGCAGATTTCTTGATAACCAATTTTACCATTTTTTTTCTAAGCTCCTTTTTTTTTCTCCCATTTTATCTATACCCAAACATTTTATTAATTTGTCTTAAACTTTTCCCCTTTGGAATTACACTATCTTTTTCTCCATTCTGATCATTTGTTTGTTTTATTGATTTTTGAGCCAGTTTTTCTTTAATTTTTTTCTCTGCTCGTTGTTCATAAAAGCCATTAGTTCTTGAATCTCCACAAGCTAAATTTGCAAGTGCAAAACTCCAGAATGTATCAGCGTGTCCGTTTTCGTCTCTGTCTGCGTCATACCTAAAATTATTTCCACTAGTTGCAATTCTTCTGATACTGTGTATTTGATGATGCAAGTTTTTATCATTAGGCAAAATAAACTCTCTGTGTTGTAGCCCCAGTTTTATTCCTTGTGCCATTTCTTCTTTAGCTTGGGCAGTAAAATATATTCCTTCAACTTTTGCCTTTCCAATATCTTTTTCAAGTCTTTCCAGAATTGGCAACCCCATTCCCGTACAGTCAATACACATTCTTCTAATAGGCAATGCCTGATTTAATCTTTTTATTGCTGCAATTTGATATTCAAAATCTTTACCCCTTAATTCTTCATACCCAAAAACTTTCTTTTTGCCATTTGGTAAAAGCCCCAAAACAAAAATACTTGCAGCATCTCTTTTTTTCGCAATATCATACCCTAAATACAATACTCCATGTTTTTCCGGATTGTATTCTGTAGTACACATATCATCTACAGTCTTGCAAATTTGTAATTCTTTACCAAAGAAACTGTCTGCCTCACCAAATTCTAAATCTTTTTCTAAATCTTCATTGGAATAATCTTCATTCATTCCAGGAGTACAGGAATAAATTTCTTCTAAAGTGATATAACTTTCGGCACTATCAATGAACAGACATTCACACTCTTGCTGAAAATCTTCTAAAACATCGTTTCTAAATATTTCTTTAAGTGTTTCTGTTGCAAATTTCTCGACTCTTTCTTCTGTGTTCATATTAGGTGCTTCACGTACAGCTGTTCCTACATCAATACACAGAGCAGTAGAAAACCACCAAGGAACATTAAACCTTTGATAAGCAGGATATTTTTTCTTGTCTGTGCAGATTTCATAAAAGCGACCAATACATCCTAAAGGTGTTGAACCTACTTCAATTGTTCCACCACGAGAAATAACATACAAAGCAGCAGTGTATACTAATTTAGACATATTAGGAAGAAATATACCGTATTCATCAAGAGAAATATCTCCACCTTTTCCACGAGGTGGTCTACAAGGCATTGAAATTAAACGAGATGTAGTTTTCCCATTTGCGTCCAATAATTCAATTTCTGATTTATTTTCTGTGATAATTTTTTTCTTTGCAAAATTCGGAATAGAATCATAAAACTCGCGTATGTACCTAATTTTTTCTTGTGCGTCGGATTCGTTGTAAGATACAAATTGTTTAACATACTTTTGTCTACCAGGATCTAAGGCTTTTGACAAACCTTTTAAACCTGTTGCAAAAGAAAACCCAGTACGTCTTGATTTAAGAATTGAAATAAATTGTTTAGTTGATAAAATAAAATCTTCTTGCCAAGGGTCTAGTACAAGTTGCTTATCATCAAATTTACAATAAGCATAAAGATAATCTAATCTTTCATCTGGTGTTAATTTTTCCACAAAGAACCCCTATTTTATAAAAAATGATAAAATAAAATATAAAAACTCTACTTTTTTGATAAAAAAACTTCAAAAAAGTGATAAATTTTGAATATTTTCTTATTAATTTTAATCATAATCAGGCTGATTCTCGTTAGTTTCGATGTATTCGCCAGCAGCTTCTCTAATTTCTTGATTTCTAAGTTTAATTGTTGTTTTAACTGATGCGAAGTTTTCTTTGATTACGTCCAGAGTAGTTTCAACGTCATATTCATTGCTATTTGCATTGCCATTAAGTTGTTCGTTTAATTTAATCAAATCGTTTGTTTCTTTTTCTCTGTTTGGTAATTTATATGTCGTAATACCGACATTGTTAATCTCGATGTTATCAATTATCGCCGCTTTTTCTCTGTCAAGTTCTTCTAAAGGGATAACAGATGTAATCTGTCTAGTTACTCCTGTTTCAGGGTTTTCTATTTCTGTATTTGTGTAAAAATCCTTAATATTATATGTGGCCCTCGAAATTTTTTGCGTGATTAATTTATCAACAGCATCTTTTACAGACACTTTAATTTGTTCATCTGTAAATTTCTTAATTAAATTAACCACAGCAGGACATTCCCGAATAAGTTTGTGTTTAGCAACATACGAAGTTTTTGTAGAATACCCAGCTTTTTGAGCTGCAACTGTAGGATTTTTATATCCATTTTGTCCTGGAGTTGTATACCAAATAATTAATAGCTTTTGTCTTTTAAGAAGTTTTACACCACCCCAATCGTAGGCATCTAAGTCAATGATTGAGCCATCTGGCAATGTATCTGTATACTTTTCCTTCGCCATTTTTTTCACCTCTAGGCTATGCCATATCTACAACTGCTAGAATATCATCTGCATCAACTATAAATCCTTTGCCATCAATTTCACATTCTGTAAGTTTATATTTATCAGCATAAATAAAATCGCCTTTAGTTATTGGCACATCAATATTTACAGGAACAGCCTCAACTTTACACATAACAATTCTTTCGTTCTTTTCTTCGGGCAAAATAATCCCTGATTTAGTTTTTGTTTGTTTTTGTTTTATGCTAACTAAAACTTTATTATTAAGCATTTCTATTTTCATTTTTTCCCTCACACCGATGTTTTGTATACGCCCAAAATTTTCGTCCTAATTGTGTATATACCTCTAATGGTTCTGCATCACATTTAACAACTCTGTCATTTTTTACAGCGATGTAAATTACTGGCTGTTTACATTCTTGACAAATTTGCATTTATTCTCCTTTGCAGGCTGTTTCCCTGAAAAGTTTGTTGAAATGTACAAGAAGTAACAATTCCTTGCCATATTTTAAATTCTACATTGCCAAAAAAATCAGAATCAAGAAAGTTAAGATCAAAATCAAAACTTTCTTTTTCATCCACAGGTTTGTTGTTCAACACTTCTGAAACAATTACTCCATGTTCTATGCCGAACTTTAAAGTTCCAATAAACTTTTCTTTTTGTTTGGCTAATAGTTCATTTCTAATAAAATTTTTTGTATTCATATTTTAATTTTAATACAATGTATGATTAATTTCAATACTTTTTTGATATATCAAGTATTAAAAATAATATTAACTTTCCAAAAAAATATAATCTTTATACAGATTTTTAACCAACTTTCTTTTTAAAATATACACTGCCAATTTTCTTGTAATTTCAGACTTTACGTCCATAATAATTTTTTTTCCGTCTGCTTGCGTATAAACGAAGTCCGCGACGTAAAATGATGCTCTCTCTGTCGCCGATTTAGGGCAAACTTCGAATTTTACTTGCCTTTGCAAATTGCTAATAACACCTGCTTTTTGCAACATCATTAATTCTTGATATTTATTTGCTTCTTTTTTTGAATCAAACTTGATACCATCAATTTCAACTTTTATATTTTTATATTTTAATTTTTTTTGAAAATACATTCCCATTTTGTTTTTAAATTCTCCCACCTTTCATAGACTACTTTAATTCCACACGCTTTTGCATATGCTCTTTCTACTTTTGCGCCTGGGGATTTTCTCCAGTCTTTCATCATAAAAATATGACTACAATCCGAAATTGTAACAATATCGGCGGCTAAATATGTTGCATAATCTACCACTCCAAATTCTTTTTCAACTTTTTTGCAAATTTCGCTAGGTGTAACAACTTCATCATATTTATTTGCCAATAAGTTTTTAATTCTAAGAAACTTCATTTCCCAAACACTTCTAGGCAAATTCCCTATTTTACCTGATACATAAATTTTTTTCATGATAAACTTCCTAAAATATAAATTAAAGAACTAGCGATAAAAAAATTAAATATTGCAATCATTAATGTATTTGTATATCTCAAAAACAAACAAATTAAAACAAGTGCGAAAATATTAATAGCCAAAATTATTAAAATTACCTGTATTATTTTTAATAAAAATTTCCATTGCATATAAAGTATTCAAAAGATACTCTGCAAGCTTGTCAGAGTTAGTTTTCAAATCTTTATTAAGCTCAAGGCTTTCAATAAGAATTTTAGTTGCATCAAAAAACTTTTTACTCTTATCAAGTTGCAAAGTATCTCTCCTTGAATTAAGATTTTTTAATTTTTGCCACAATCGAAGGAACAAAAATTCCAAGTAAAAGTGTGATTAACGCAATTACTGTCGCAATCACCTTTGTCATTGTATCTTGTGATAGACTAGCGACAGCACAACAAAAAGCCCCAATAGAAACAAAAATGATTGATGAAACTGTTACCCAATCTTTTTTTTCTGCTTTTTGAAAAATTGAAACAATCAAAGTTCCTAGTCCAAATGCTGATATTGCCAAAGCTGGAATATCAGATACAATGTTTGTAGAACATGCCAAAATAGACCCAATAATTAGTAAGCCTACCCCAATAAATAAAACTATTTGTTTTTTCATTTTCCCCTCCTTCAGGAAATATTAAAATGGAATTGTATCATCGCCATGAAAATTATCATGTGCTTCTTTGTTTGTGTATGTTTCCAAAACAGAAGTAGATTGCTCTGTTTTGTTACCGCCAAGAAGTTGAACAGTTTCTGCAACAATTACAACTCTGCTATTCTTTTTACCGTCTTTTTCCCAACGATCCTGTCGTAAATAACCATCTACTGCAATTTGTTTACCCTTAGTTAAAAAAGGTTTTAAATTTTCCGCAGTTTTTCCCCAAATAGTTACCTCAAAGTAACTAACTTCATCAACCCACTGATCACCATTTTTTCGACTTCTGTTTACAGCAATACTAATATTGGCTCTAGCTGTTCCAGTATTTGTATAACCAAAACTTCCCTCTTCCAAATCTTTAGTCATTCGCCCAATTAAATTAACATGATTAATGTCTGTCATTTTTTTTATTCCTCCTGTTTTAAGAAACTCGTTTATCAAATCGCTTGCTACGTCCTAAAAATTCTAGGATGATTCCCACCTCTGAAAATCTGTCGTACATTGCATCGCCGATAAATCTCACAAACCCATCTTTTTTGAAATTTGAAATTATTCCCATTGGCAAATCATTCGCATATCGTTCAGAAATGATAAAAGATATAATTTCTTTTTCTAAATCTGGCTTAAATCCTCTACCAACTTCGTCAATTATTAACATTGGAGCAGTTGAGTATTTTCTCAAAATTTGCATTTTATTAGCTTCTGCTTTAAAATCTGATCCACTTTCATACTCAATACATAACTTCTGGCTTGTAACGTAAAGTCCTCCCATCTCTCTAATTATGCTACATCCGAGATGAGTTTTACCTGTACCGTAATTACCTAATAAAGCCAAAATTTTGTTTTGATTTTTTATTTCTACGAAACGTTGAATTGTTCGTAAATTAACTATATCTCCTTCGGAACTGCATTCCCATGTTCCCAATGATTCTTGTAAATATCTTTTTGGCACACCTGATATATGCTTAAAATTATATTCTAAACTAGCTTTTTCTTCTTTCATTGTTTGATTCTTTATCATTTTTTCATACTCGTCTGCTTTTTGAGAATCAACAACGATATTGTTTAAAATTGTTTTGACAGAGTCCATATTTACCTCACAGTTATCTTGTCTAATATATCTAAATCTTTTTTATCTGGCCGCCATTTTTTTCCCTGTTCTTTTAATGAATTGGCGGAATAAGTTCTTTTTTCATAGGATTCTATGCCCCATTTTTTTAATGCTAAATAATCAGAATTATATTTGTATCCTTTCATTTCTTTTAGTTCTGAAAAGTGCTGTATTATATTTAGTACTTTTTCTTCACCGTATTCTGTTTTTAATTTGTTAAATTCAACATCAGAAAGTAAAACATTTTGAAATTCCCCATGTTTATGTTTTATAGGTTTTGTTTTTTTTGTTTTAGTTATAATTTCTGTTTTGTTTTGAATTAATTCAGTTTCATTATCTAATTTTTCTGTTGTTTGTGATAAATCAGAGTCCGAATTTGAATTTAAATCTAAATTTAAATCTAAATTTAAATCTAAATTTAAATAGTTCGAAGGGTATGTATAGGGTATACATAGGGTATCAAAAACGCCCCTAATATCAAATTGATATTCAATTTTTTCTAGATATGCTAAAACATCGTCAGATAACTTACTTAAAATAGTGGCAATTCCTTTGATTACATTCTCGCTTTTAAGTTGTTGATGTTTTGGGAAGTTTCTTATAATAATATAATTATTATATCTGTAAACTTTTTTTGCATTTTCAAACTTTCTCAAAATATGAGTTACGGTATCAGAATTAAATCCTGTATCAAAACAGATTCTTTTAATTGTCAATTCCATTACACCTGCTATGTTTGTTAGTGGATTTGTCAGTAAATAGATATACAATAGTTTTTCCGATGGATCGAGTTCTTGAACCCATGTATCATCCCAAAAAGAAGTGTCTATATATCGTTGTGTACTCATTTTATATCTCCTATTTTTGCTATAATTTGCTATAATTTGCTATATATTTGCTATATATTTGCTATTTATTAGACATTTTCCATCTTTTTTTTGCCCCTTTTTTTCCAGATAGTGATCTTGCCCCACTTAAAACATACTCTTTCAATTCTAAATCCAATATAGGCATTATTTTGACAAACACATCAAAGCCTTTTTTGGATAAATTTTGAGGAATTGTTCTTTTTTCCATGTATTTTACTAAAGCATTTACAACTTTTTTAAACTGAAAGGCATTCAATTTGTTTAAGTCGTTAAGATAAACTAAATAAAAATTAAATTTAAGCTTCATCGATACACCATCCTTTATGTGAAGTTCCATTTTCTAATAATTCATAAAATAACTCCGAAGTAATTTTTAATTGCTTCATAATTGCAGTTTTTTTATCAATTATTCTTTGAGCGTTATTAAAAGCTACATATTCTTTTAAATCATATTTCCCTCGTTTTTTATATTCATATTCATTTTCATTTTTTCCGACATTTCGTTTTAGCCAGGCTTTTTTTTGTTTTGTTTCCTTAATCTTTTCATAATATTGACGTTGTTTTTCTTTTATAATTTCTTTGTTTTTCTCATACCAATCTTTATGAGAAAATTTTGATTTATTTTTATTCACAAAGAGCCTCCTTTGCTAATACAGAACTACTTTTTTGTAATTCTTCACACTTTATCTTTGCCCTTTCAAATCTGTTTTTAAGATGTGGATAACGCTCTAAAAACTTTCCAATTCCTGCAGAATGGAAAAACCTGTGTTCTTCATCGGTTAAGGCAATCAAATTCCATGCTTTATCAATTGCTAAAGGACAGGCACCTCTTGATATAATGTGATGAAACTCTACAGGTTGCCTTCCTGTGGCTTCTGAAACTCTAATTCTATTTCTTAATTCCGTTACAGATACTTCATCGGCGAAGTCTACTATTTGTTTCCCACGCCAAATTTCCCACTCATACAATATTTTTCTAACAGATGCTTCAAGATCGTTTGTCAAATTACACATTGTATTTAAATGATAAAGTAATCCGGAAATAAAATGAGCCGCGGCCATTGTGTTGGCTTCGGAAATATGAATTACTCTCAATTCATTGTTGTATCTGTTCGGAATTTTATCCGCGTATAATTCCAATAAATCAAGATATAACTCATATTTTTCGCTTTCCGTAGGCTTTCTCCCGTTTTCCGAGTAGAAAATTATTTCTACAAGTTTCCATACAGCAGCTAATTGTTTGAAAGTTCTATGCTGAAAAGCCGCATCTATTTCACATTTCAATAAAATTTCTTTTTCTGTCCTACATTCTCGTTGATATTTTGAATTGAATAGTTTTTCAATTAAAAAATTATCACGAGGATCATTTGGAACTAAGACAATTTTATTGTGTATTAACTGCCCATGAAAAAAACTCGTAATTTTCAATTAAAAAACATCTCCGCCAAACTTTAGTTGAGAATCTTCAAAAGCTTTATCAATCATTTTATTTTCTTCTTCTGAAATTGTTGCAGGATTATCAAATGCTTGTTCAATTCCTTTAATTTCTGCGTGCTCAACTGCATTAACAGGCTTAGATTCTACTGTTTCAACTTCACCTATATCAAAGTTAAAGTCTTTCACAACACTAATTGTATTGCCATCCTGAATAGTATTTGCAGTGATAATTGCTGAATCACTGTTTACAGCTTCTGCAACTTCAACTGTCTTTGGCGCATATTTCAACACTTTTTTAAGCACTGTTTTCTTTGCCATACTTTCAGGGTCAGTAGACCAAGGGGAAGAATATCCCTTGCTTACTGCCTGCGAATATTTCTTTGCGTGGTGTTCCACTTGCTCCCAGGTCATTACTTCGAATGCCTTTGCTCCATTTACCAATTTGTAGTAGGCGTATACAGCAACAGGCTTTGCTGTTTTCCCCATTGGTTTATGAATAAGCTGTTCGTTCATCCCGTATTCATATTCAAATATATCACCATCATATACAATTCTAGCCTGTATTGTTTGGTATTGATTTGTTCTATAGCAAAGATCAATCAAGCCTTGATACCCCAATTGAAATTGAGTTTCAAGGCAATCTTTCTTATTGTTATAAAAAGCAATTAAGTAAGACTGACCTAATGGAGTATTACATTCAAGCCCTAATTGAGCTGATGTAAGCAATGCACCAAGAAAACTTTCTGGTGTAGATGATGCTAATTTTTCATCTTTTGAGATCGCTGTTAATGCAATTCTCATCATTCTTTCCGGAGTGATATTCTGTGGCAATGCACATTTAATTTGATCACTCATTTTGGCAATCCAATTTCTTAACGATTGCCCTTTTGGTTGATTTAGTTGTTTTGTTTCGTTTTTTTTCGATAGATCCATAAAAATCTCCTTATATATTTATAAATTCAATTTAATACCTTTGTCAATAGTAGGAATTCAAATTAATACTTTTTTTCTTATAAAAAAAATTATTCTAATGGAACTCCCAAAGTAGCAAGGCTTTTTGCAACATCTCTAGTTGCCTTAATATCTGCTAATGCATCATGAGCATTGCTTAAATCAATTTTCAAATGCTCACATATTGTAGTTAATTTTCTGTTTGGCAAATAAGGTAAAATCTTATTTGCACCTGCTTTTTTTACCTGGTTAAATACATCTAACCGTTTTTCAAAAAATTGCCCAAAATCCATTCCATGATGATTAAACAAACTAATTAAATGATTCCAGTCAAATTCACAGTTATAACCACAGAAATACATGTTTTCAACTTCTCTAAAATTTACACAATCTGATAGAAAATTCATTATTTTTGTGCAAACATCGTGTGAATTTTCATAATTTTGTATAGTTTCTTTTGAAATTCCATGAATTTTTGCAGCTTCTTCATTAAATTCAACATGTGCCATATCAAGACAATTTAATAAAAATACTCTTTCAGATTCGCTTTTTACGTTTTTCCCTCCTATGTTTTGAGTAGATACAAATATAAATGCTATCTGAAATGGAGCTGCGTTTTCAATATTTAATCCTGTTGTTTCCACATCACACCAAAGAAATTTCATTTTATTTTTACCCCCATATTAAAAGTAATACAGGGTTTCATCACCCTGATATAAAATACCGGTTTTGCGTTTCGCACGTGTGTTATGGTAAATGTGTCGCCCCACCCACCGGAAAGGTAATTTAAACAAATTTATAAAATAAGTGTCAACGTGCAACTTTATGTAAGTTGCCAACATAATACCAGTCCATACGGACAAGGTTATTAATATATTTTCTTGCAACCTGTTTTGTCGGTTGCCCACAAGATATAAAACCATATCGACGATATAGTTTTAAACTGTTCAACGAACAGTAGTAAAAAATAATCTTCGTTTATTTCTAAACGTCCTTCTTTTTTGTTATTAGCAAAGTTTTTGTTTTTGTTTCTTTAGTGTACATGTCATAAATACCTTCTTTTTTAAGAAGGTCAGAATCTACAGATTTTTTAATAACCGTAGAATACGTAATCTTAAAATCACCTAATTCGGCCACAACACTTTTGCTATCAGAATTAGAACTATTGCTCGCTTTATGCATTGCTAGTAATATTTGATTTTTTGCAATTTCTTGATTTTTTTTGAGCTCTTTAATCTGCTCATCTAATTCTTTTTTATATTCAATTATTTCTAATAACGATTCATCTAACTCAACGTTGTTAGAAATCGGCAATTTTTTTATTAATTGATTTTCATTGTCAGCACCAGATGGGGCAGGAAAAACATCCTTTAGTACATAATTTTCCCAAAAGTCTTTTTCAACTTCTATTAATTTTTCAATAAACTCATCATCTTTTTCAATGATGTAATATTGAATTGTACATGATGCTTTCATAAAGGCGGCAAGTAAAAACCAATTTAATCCTGTAACTGCCATATAATGCTGTACCTGGCAATAGTAACTATCAGGAATTTCGTATTCACCAAATCCTTGCCCATTCGAGGTCTTAATCTCTAAGCCCCCTAATCCTGTAACTGTTTTATTTTTCACGGAAACAGTTCCTTCAACTAAGCCATCTAAATTGGCATTCATGAAAGAATGTTCTTCACTTGTATACATTCCCTCTGGAATTGTAACAGTTACACCAAATTTAGTAGCCACTTCTTCCCTAATTGGATTTTCTAAAAGATGCCCCCATCTAAGAATTTCTGAATCAATTCCTTGATTCAAACCTTTTTTTTGCAAATAAACAGTTAATGGAGATGAATATTCATTCATTCCCATTAATGCGCCTGCATCAGATCCCCCAATCCCTGTTTTTCTTAAATTAAGCCATTTTTCAGGCTCTTTTTCTTGATCAACTTTTGTTATTTTAACATTCATATAAACTCCTAGCTTCTTTTATTGTTAAACTCTTAGCTTTTTTTTCAAATCCGACTGATGCATTTTTATAAAACTCTGCTAATTTTGGCTCGTTTTTTTGTGTAAAAATAACTGATTTGTTTCTACACTCATTCGATTTTGCAATATAATATTCATATTTAGTCAATTTCCTTTCCTCCTTCGTATTCGTTCCAACATTGTAAACAACAGTAATGGCCAGCAGGCACTTTTTCACCACAATGTTTACAAGTGTCTTTTTCAACCTTATACTTGTTAATAAAGTATGTAATCCCTTCCATATTGAATAGAAGTTGTTCACCAGTTTTGTCTGTTGATTTGTTAAAAGTTCTTAAAGTGAAGTATTGTTGATATTCTGCTTTTGCTCTGTATTCTCCAATAGAATTTTTATAAACATATTTTGCTTTCAAAATTGTCATAAATTCAGTTTGTTTCATACCCAGTTTTGCAGCCATATCTCTAAAGTTCATTGTCTTAGAACGGTCTACTAATTCATCATAAACAACTGCTTTGGGCTGCATAATTGCTACTTGATGTCTGATGTTATCAAGTGTTTGGTTTGCAAGTTGCAAGGCTCTAGACATTACAGCTTCTGGTGTGTTCCAGGCTTTTTCAAGTTTGATTAAGTAGTTGCGATATGTTTTACCAATTTCTGTTCTTGACATTAAACAAATTGATTTTGCCATATCAATAGAAATTGCATAGTCTTGTATTTCTTGTTCGCCGCCATATTGGTTGCCCTGTACCTTTAGGTACACCCCATAAAAATCTTCGTTTTCAACAAATTCTTTAGAGTTTGTTTTCCACCATTCAGAAAATCTTT